CCGTTGTGATTGTGCCTAACAAGAGTTTAGTGACACAAACAGAAAAAGACTACATCAACATGCAACAGGATGTGGGTGTGTATTTTGGAGACCGTAAGGAATGGGGAAGACAGCACACCATCTGCACTTGGCAAAGTTTAAATATTTTGCTGAAGAATACAAAGAACTCAGTAGGTGATGTTACTATACAAGAGTTCTTGGAAGATGTGGTATGTGTCATTGTTGACGAAGTGCATATGGCCAAGGCTGATGCACTAAAGAGTTTGCTGACCGGAGTAATGAGTCGTGTGCCCATACGTTGGGGACTCACAGGAACTATACCCAAGGAACCATTTGAGTCGCAAGCATTAAAGTGTAGTCTTGGTCCGGTAATCGGTAAACTCACTGCCAGTGAACTGCAAAGCCAAGGTGTGTTGGCACAGTGCCATGTGAATATTGTGCAGTTGGTTGACCATGCTGAGTTCACCAACTACCAAAGTGAATTGAAGTTTCTATTAGAAGAACCTGACAGACTCAAAACAATAGCCAAATTGATTGCACAGGTCAACGCCACAGGCAATACATTGGTTCTGGTAGATCGAGTAGCCGGGGGTCATGCCCTGGTAGAGTTGTTGGGAGATTTGGCCGTTTTTGTCAGCGGCGCAACCAAAGCAAAGGATAGACAAGATGAGTATGATGAAGTTGCCACCAGCACTGGCAAGATTATTGTGGCGACTTACGGTGTGGCCGCTGTGGGTATTAATTTGCCTAGGATTTTTAATTTGGTTCTTGTGGAGCCCGGAAAGAGCTTTGTCCGCGTTATACAATCAATTGGGCGCGGCATTAGAAAAGCGGAAGACAAAGACCATGTCCAGATCTGGGACGTAACCAGCACTTGCAAATTTGCCAAACGTCATTTGACCAAACGCAAACAGTTTTATAAAGAAGCCAACTATCCTTTTACACAAGAGAAGTTAGAGTGGAAATAAAGGTTGCACTTGCGATAAAATATGTTATAATACTATTATGAGAATATTAACACTTGACAATGAACCATTTGATTTAGATCACCTTCCAGAAGAAGTAGATGACATGCGCTTTGCTATTTTTGACAACAGCGATCCCAAGGATCCAGACTATCACTACATTCCTTTAATCTTTTTGGAAAGTTTTACAGCACCAGCTTTAGTGCTACGCATAGGTTCGCACAGAATTCGCATGCCAGTTGACTGGCAAATCCTAATAGGCGAACCCGACATTGGCGATCTTGAAGTGTTGCCATTGACATCAATAAACGATCGTGGATTCAAAGCATTTCAATTCAATCCACTCAGCAGTTTTAGACCCAGCTTTCCGGACATTGAGATCATTGACATCTATCAAGAAGTGTCGTGGTATGCGCCTAAATTAAAGAATGGTCAAATGTTGTGTGTGCCAATCAGCGAAGGTGACGAGCCTGAGTGTGTGTATTTTGTCAAAGACATCAGTCGTAACTGTGAAGTAGTAAATTATAACCTGGCCTGGTAATGGACAAGCTCAGTATCAATAATGAAATGGCTGTGTTTGATCGCAAAGATCGAAAGTTTTACGACAGCCTGACACCTGAAGAACGAAAAAAGTTCAGTAACTTCTTAATAATACGTTATGGCTCAAGTGTGCAAGGCAGTAGAGATCTGCAAGAGTTTTACTTGATCTCAACCAACGAACGACTCAACAAACATTTTTTCACGATTAACCGGCATCCAAAACTGCAATGGTTATGTGCTACCACTGTGAGTCCAGGACTGGGCACACAAAGGCATCAATGGATTGCTCCTAAGAAAAAAGAACCCGGTGCCAGTGGTATTCGCAAGCAATTGTCTGAACTGTATCCGAATCTCAAAGACGATGAACTAGAGTTGATGGCGCAGATTAATACTAAAAAAGATATCGATGCTTACTTAAAAGCGTCAGGGCAAGAACCAAAGAAATGAGTTATACCTGTCAGTATTGTAAGAAAGACTTTATGAAAGAGTCCAGTCTTGCGGTGCATTCATGTGAGCCGCGACGTCGACGCATGGAAAAAGACGAAGCAGGTGTGCGTCTAGGATTTAATGCTTATTTAAAGTTCTATGAACTAACACAGGGTAGTGCCAAGCTAAAAACATTTGATGACTTTTGTGAAAGTGCCTACTACCGGGCGTTTGTGAAGTTTGGTCGTTACTGTGTAGACGTTCGGGCCATTAATCCAGCACGTTTTGTAGAATGGGTATTGAAACAAAACAAAAAGATTGATCATTGGTGCAAGGATACGGTATATACAGAATACCTAACCGATTATCTGCGTGTGGAAAATGTAAATGATGCACTGGCCCGTGCTGTGGAGTTTGGCATTGATTGGTCAGAGAAGTCCGGTCACCCTGCAGAAGATTGTCTACGTTATGGCAACACCAATGCCATGGTGTATGCTGTAACCGCAGGTCGCATTAGTCCTTGGATCATTTACAATAGTGAATCAGGACAAAAGTTCCTAAGCGAATTAGATGCTACACAAGTAGCCATGATATGGTCTTATATTGACGCAGACTTTTGGATGAAGAAGTTCAAAGATTATCCGGCAGACCAAGAGTATGCCAAGGATATTTTAGCAAAGGCAGGATGGTAACATGATCAAAGCAATTCACACCAGTGGAAAATATATACAAGTGATAGGCGGCAGTGCCAGTACCTATGTGAGTGCTCAAGCCGGTTCACAAGGAGTTGGTAACTTGCGTTTCAATACCAGCCAACAACGATTAGAAGTGTATGATGGTATGACTTGGGTGGAACTGAACACGCCACATGCCAGTGTGGGACTTAATGGAGTGGCCGAGGAAGCAATTGATTGGGTTCAACGACAGATGGCGGAAGAAAAAAGACTTAACGGCCTGGCAAAAAAACATCCTGCTGTTGCAGATGCAATGGCAGCAGTTGACAAAGCCAAAGAGCAAGTCAGGGTAGTAGCCGCATTGATAGACACAGAATGAGCGCAGATATTGACATTGACTTGGCTGACAGGGATCAACTGTTAAAGTTGATTTGTGCTACGCCGGCACGTCAATTGCATCAAGGACAAGTGCGTCGACACAACTCGGGTGTATATGTTACAGATATTCCGTATGATCCGGTTAATGCCTGTGCCGCTATCGATTATGAAACTGCTGAACAGTTGGGTTATTTTAAAATTGATTTACTAAACATGAGTGTGTATCAATTAATAACCAGTCCTGCACACTACGAAACAATGCTGGCAAAAGAACCGCCTTGGGAAAGACTATGTACCGATACAGAATGGACCCGACAACTGGTTCACATAGGCAACTATACTGAGCTGTTAAAGACTATGCGCCCTGATTCAATTCCAAGAATGGCAGCTTTTATCAGTATCATTCGACCAGGCAAAGCACATTTACAAAACAGGCCCTGGAGCGAAGTGTTTGAATCAGTGTGGGATGGTGACGACAGTCGTGGATTTGTATTCAAACACGCACATGCCATTGGCTACGCAGCCTTGGTAGCATTACACATGAATTTACTTGACCAATGACAATTTTATACAGCAATGGATGCAGTTTTACAGCCAACCGTGATGTGCCAAGATGGCATCGATATCCGTCCGTGATCAGCAAACATTTTGGTTGGAGTCTAGTTGATCGAGCTGTGTCAGGTTCATGCAACAGTAAAATTGTTCGGTGTGCCATGCGAGACTGCATTGATTTGTTAAAACGCAACGAACCAATCGTGGCATTGATTCAATTGACATTCAAAGAAAGATTCGAGTATGCCGGAACACCTGATGATTCCAACCGTTGGAAATACGGAGAGATCAACACAGGAATCAACTTTGTTCCAGCACAAGATCAGTTTGAATCTCTCAAACCCAGCGACTACGAAAACTGGCCCGACGAAGTAAAGCAGTATGCAAAACTTCATACAGTTTTACAAAAACCCGATGCTGTTGATGCTGAATTGTTTTCTAGATTGGTAGGACTTGTTTCGTTTTTTCGATCAAACAATATTCAATATTTGATATACGCTGGACCAGCTGACTTTAGAAGTCATTTAAATGTCAATGATCCGTTTTATCAGTGGCTAACTGCGGATCCAAATGTGTTGAACTTTTTGAATTTTGACATGCTTGGGTTGACTGGACAACAACAACATCCAGACCGAGCTGGAATGCAAGCGATAGCAGATTATTTTGTTAATCGACTCGTCGAACCAATGTGATTGATTTACGTTTGCTTTTTTTGCGGCTCATTTCACTGAGACTGCATACAGGCCCGTGCAATACTTCTAGATCTTTATTGGTAAAAGTTTTAAGATAGGGCCTAAATACGTCCCAATCACCTTTGAGGAATATGTTAATAGGGATACTGCGATTGCTTTCCCACCACCAAACATTGGCCAACTCTAAAAAATGACGTTTTAGATCTGCATCTGCTATAGCACCAAAGTCATAGATGGTGGTTATGGCATCATCTTGATTTTGTATAATACCCACATATTCTGTTGAGGCGTAGACACACAAGGTAATAAATGGGTATTTTTCAGCTAATTTGTCAATGAAATCGTTTGTCATGTCTATGGATATTTACCAAACCAATTTCGCCGGCTCTAGCAAAAGCACTAAATATAATGTATGTATTCAACCCAAGTCTATATCTACCAGCAAATTACCCGAGTGTTACTCATGGACACCGGTGCAGGCGAAACTTTTATCTATAGGTACGATCCCGTGTATGCAAAACAACTAACCATAAACAAAGGCGTTGACAATGTGCTGTTGTTTGAGTTCATCAATCAGCAGGAAAAACCTGTCAACATCACAGGAAGCGACTTCCTGTTCCGTGCTATCAGCACCGACGGTGCAGAGATTTTGGTTGAAAAGCCCATGGTCATACTCAATGCCGCAACAGGTCGTGCCAAAGTCACCCTGACCAGTGCAGATCTATTGGAAGTATTGGCACAGCCGGCCAACTACAGTATTCAACGTGCCAGTGGCAACCTAACAGAAGCAGTGTTTACCAATGCACAGGCCGGAGCACGAGCACCTGCTGTTATTGTAGATTCGATAC